CGTGGTTCCCCCGCCTCCGCCCGAAATCGCAATATTCGAAACCGCCGTGATTCTCCCCTTGCCGTCTACCGTGAGCTGCACCGTATGGGTCGAGTCGCCGAAAGTTCCGACGTTCGTATTCACGGTCGCTAGCGTGGTAGCCACTGCACCCGTCACAGTCGTGATGTCGCCGGTGAACGCCGGCATGCGTGCCGCCGCGAGCGTGCCGCTATTGACCTCCGAAGCCGCGATGCTCTTATTCGTCAGCGTCTGTGTATCGGAGATGCCAACAAAGGCACTCCCCGGAGCAGCCAGTCCCGAATCCTGAAGCGTCTTCGTTCCGGCGCCCGTGACTACATTGCCGCTCGTGAGCGTGCCGCTCGCCGTTACGCCGGTTGAGACGCAGGTGCCATCCGACTTCAGATAACCCGAGCACGAGCCGCTCGCAAACAGCCCGACAATATCCGCAAACGCCGCATCGGAGAATGCCGTGCCGCTCGATTTGACTACGCCCGCCGAGGGATACCCGGCCACCGCCAGCGCTCCCAACCCTAGGTTCGTGCGCGCGGTCGAAGCGGACGCGAGGTCCGAAAGGTTGCTGGCCTTGTTCAGCGGTGTGAAGCCGAGCGCCGTCTGAAACGCGCTAGAAGCCTGCGTAGCCGCCGTGCCCAGACCGAGATTGGTTCGCGCCGTCGAAGCGCTAACCAGGTCGCTCAAATTGTTCGATGGTTCAAGGGGCGTGAAGCCGAGGGCCGTCGTCACATCGCTCGAAGAAAGCGCCACGTCGCCCGAGCGCGCATTGAAGCTGGACACGCCCGCGCCCGCTCCGCCGCCGCCGGTTCCCTGCAGCGGCTGCGCCGAGATTTCGGCCAATCCAGTCTGGCTGGCCACGGTGGCGACAACGATGTCGTTCATGTCGATCACGTTGGCGCTGCTCGAATGCGAAGCCGCCGTCGAGCCCAAAGCCCCACGCGTGACCGTCAGGCTGGTGGTGCCGCCGCCCGCGGTGACGGCCATGATTTCGCTGTCGACCTGGATGTTGTCGCCGTTCGCGATGCTCGTGCCCGCTGTGACTGGCGCTGTGGTCACGGAGGAATTCATCGAGCCCGACAAGGTCGTTAGCGTGACGCTCGGATAAATCGGCAATTGATTGCCGTTCGCATCGAAGAACTGCATCCAGGGATGAGCCACGTTGAGGCCGTGCACGATGACCAGCGGCGTGCCGCCAGTGGTCGAGAAGGCCGCCACATAACTGCCCGCCGGAACGATGCACGTCCCATCCGACTTAAGAAAACCGGAGCAACTCCCGCCGCCGAACAGCGCAATGACGTCCGAAGCCGCGCCGATGCTCGGAACGCCGGACGTCAGCTTGAGCAGCCCGGAAAGCCCACTGATCGAGGTCCCGCTGAGCGACGTGGCATTGAGAAAGCGGCTGTCGTTGCCTTCGGCCGCTGTATCCGCATCGGTCCCGAAAGCGACTGAAAATTCCGTGTCAGTCAGGTTCAGACCAGCGCCAGCCGTGTAAGTGCTGCCGCCGCCTGCGGGCGTATCGCACGTGCCGTCGAATTTCAGATAGCCCGAAGCGCAGCTAGTCCAGAGCGCAACCACGTCCGACGAAGCCGCCGCCGAAAACGCCGAGCCGCTGGATTTGACAATGCCGGCGGCCGGATAAGCTGCATTTGCCAGCGCACCCAGCCCGGTGATTTCCGTCGAGGCAATCGATTTGTTGGTGAGAGTCTGGGTATCCGAAACGCCGACAATCGCCGAGTTCGGCGGGACCAGGCTTGTGGCCGCGATCGAGGACGCGCCCAGTCCCTTGATCAGAAACCCATTGCTGAGCGCCGAGCCGGTGACGTTGCCCGTGCCACCGCTGCCGGTGCCCACCATCGAAATGCCAGCCGGCCAAACGCCCGCGGCCTTCGGGCCATACACAAGGAGATTGAGGGAATCGATGTAGAAGTCGCCGTTGCTGCCGAGCGCATTCGAAGGAGCACCCGAGCCGCTGCGCAAGGTGTTGAAGACGCCGCCGCCCGGGTAATACGTGCTCTGGGTGAACGCGCGAGGAGCGCACCACAGAGCGATGAGCAATGCGACGAGAATTCGCATCGCGGCTACCCTGCGCTTAGATCCGCGCCAACGGAATAGGTGTAGCTCGAAGCGTCGCCGACCGCGATATTGATGTCCCAGGTCGCAGGCAGCGGCCGCGCCGCCGTATGCTTCACGTCGCCCTCGCCGGTCGAAGCCGAGCCCGCGAGCATCTCGTAGACGTACATGCCGGTCGCCGTCACCGCCGCGGCCGCCACCAGCAGAATGGCTGTGTTGCCGCTCGCCTTGTCGTAGCCGCGAACCTGCAACGTGAGGCCGCCGGTGCCGGAAGCGGCCGTCACGTTGAGATACACCCGGAGACTTTGCTGGGATGTTTCGAGCTGCTTCGGACAAGCGGTCGCGACGGTGCGCGCCGCGCTCCGCAGCAGGATCCGGCTTGCCGTGATTTGCGCCATTTAAATTCTCTTGAGCGAAACGGTGACCACCACGCCGGCGAGCGCCGTCAGCGTGCCGGTTAGAACAACGGAGAGCCGGTCGCCTGCCGCCATCTGCAAATCGGACTTGGTAGCGCTGAGCGAACCGGTCTGCACCGTGTTCGCCGTCGCATGCAGACTCAGGGCCGCAGTGAGCAGCCCTGTGCCCGCGCCCGGAGCAGCAGTGCCGGTATCTTTGCTCACGGAGATTGTCGGCGGAGTCGCATCCGAACCGGCCGTCGAGTGAACCTCGCGAATCGCGGTAACTTGATAAGCCGCATCCGCGATGAAGAAGGCCTCCGTTGCCGGACTGGCCTTCAGGCGATACGTGACCGTCAGCGTTTGCGGAACGATCACGTCGTTGACTGTCAACCCGTCGGCGTCGCCTAACGCCAACGAGTCGAGATGAGTTAGTCCCATGGTCGGTTCCTTACGCGGAAGGCGATCCGGCCAGGCCGTAGAACCCGTTCCAGCCGCAGCTAAACTGCATCCAGCCAGCGGTCTTGAGGGATCTGCTTTCGAAGTCGATCCCGTGAACAGTGTTGAAGGACTCGCGGTCGTACCACCGCAATTCGGTCTCTTCCGGATCCGCTTCGACAAACCAGGCTTGGGTATCGGTGAGATACTCCCAGACGCACCAGTTCTCAAAGCTTGACATCGCCGAGCGCCGCTTGAAAGCGTTGATCGCGCGATCCGCGGTGTCGCTGCGGGTATCGCCGCCGAGCAGTTCTGCCCCGACAAATTCAAACTCCGGAGGCAGAATTAACATCTTGGGGACAATGCGCTGCGGCAGGCCGCGATGATTCTTGGTCCTACGCATCAGCGTCAGGATCTGGCGCACCGAATCCACATCGGGATCGGCCGGAATCGCAAGCACGTTCGACTGCACGCCCCCGCCGACCAGCGGATGCGAATCCGAGAACAGCGCCACGCCGTCGGGACCAGGGAAGCCCGAGTCAAAGCCGCGGTTAAAGTTGTAAGCCGCCGAAATCTCACGCGTGTGATTGGCGCTCTTGGCAAGCTCCAGGCTCAGCCGGCGGAACACGCCGAACTGGTCGTTGTCCATGGTGACCTTCGTCACCTTGAAGCCAAGGCCGTACTGCAAATGCAGATAGGTCTTGCGGAAGGCGGGCAGCGGCGAATCGTAACGCACGCCCGCGCCGTCGCCCACGACCGGAACGGTGCCGAAGCCCGTCACTTCCGTGGTCTGCTCGATCGAGCGCTTGGAGCCCTTCATCCGGTAGATCGAGGGGAACTGCGCGGGGAAACTGCTGTACTTCCCCATGACGACCTCGTCGATGGCCGGGAGCATCGAGGTAAGGTTTAAATCCGGCAGTAACTGTCTGACAATCATCTTGTTCTTTCTGTGTGATCAGCGTTTGGAGCGCACAGGGCACGTTGTGCCAGTTGTGCGCGGTCCAGCTAGGTGCCCGCCACCTGGTTGGCGTAAGCGTGCCGGTTGATGAGGACCTCGACGATGGCGTTAGCGCCTTCGGCATTGGTGACCGCGCGATATAAATCGCGGATCTTAAGATCGAGTGTGTTGGTGGTATTGACGGTAGAGCTATCCACCTGCATGGCGCTAATCAGCGTTCCGTTGGATTGCGCGGTAGCCAAGGCATTGATGTTCTTGCCGGCAAAACTCGCTACCGTGATGCTGTCGGTCGAATCGCACTGCGCTTCAAAGAGAGCGTGCGGATCGTCCACCACGATGTGCAAGGTAGCCGTGCTGGCCGCGCCATAGTTCAGCGAAGAGCCAAGGATTATGTCGGTTCCCGCTGTCGCGAAGACCGCTACGCCTTTCTGCGGAATCGCTTCGCCGTCCGCGCTGGCGGAAGTAGCCGCGCCCTTGACCAGGTCGAAGGCAAAGATCGCGCTGCCGTTGGCAGACGCCTTGCCGTAATGATTCACGCCTACCGGCGCACCCGCGAGATCGACCATCAAAGGCCGGAAGCCATGCGGAAAATTAATGTTCGCCATTGGCGTGTTTCTCCCTTCCGGTTAGTCGCAAGGGGAAAACGCGAAATTCAAAAGGTAGGCGCTGAAGCGGGTCAGCGTCCAGCTTGCTGCCCAGGAAAAAGCAGTTCGAAGGCGAGCAACGCTCGTCCGCTTTAGCGCCAAGGGGTCCTGGGTCGCGCTGGGAAAATGAACGAAAAAAGCAGTGCGACCCAGGTGTATGACCACTCACCGCGTTGCCCGAATAGTCGGAGGGCGAGCGGAGGTGTTTAGTCTTGTTCTCTCGGACCTTCGCCGCGCTCGACCATCAGACCCATGTCGTAGGTCTGCCCATCGCCCTGATTCTTGACCGTCTCGCCGCGCTCGAGGACCTGAAGGCCCATGTCTTTTGCATCGGCCTTCATCCTGTCGATCGCTTCGCGCTGTTGACTCGTGATCGAGCTCAATTCTTCCTTGGCCCGCTGAATCGGGGCCGCCCGCCGGAGCTTGGCGATACGTTCCGGAATCTCGCCGAGGATCTGATTGCCGCAGCGCACCGGGTCGCCGTTCTCGTCCTTGACGATCTGATAGCCGCGGCGCCCGAGATGCCCGCAGACTTTATCGGAGAGCAATTTCAGCGCAAAGCCGGGCCGCTCGTACTGAGTTTTCAGGCCGAGCAGCGGATCGCTAAGGCCGAGCGGATCGTAGTCGATGTCGCCGAACCCGTCGGTCTTCTTGTCCTGCGCATCCGCGCCGAAACTCACCGTGGGGTAGCCCTTCGCGATGCGCGCGGCTTCCTCGCGCTCGTGCTTCGCGATGAGCTCTTCATTGCTGCCGCCCGCGAGTACATGCCCGAAGTTCGGATCAGCCTGCGGGACCTTGGATTTTGTGTATTGATTCGGCATCGCTTATTTGCTCCCCACTACGACGCCCTTTTTGGCGCGCGCCTTGTACTGCTCCTGAGTGATCTCCATTTCTTCGCAAATCCTGGCCTGGAATTCGTCCAGGTCGCCGGAATCTTCTTCCTCGACCGGAGCCGCCTTCTTGCCCTTGTCGCCGCCGGCAGCTCTCGCGCGGTTCTCGCGTTCGTCCTTCTCGGACTGGGTGAGCCGCTTGCCGGTTTTGTAGCCTTGCAGTTCGGCTTGCTGAGCAGCCAATTTCATGGCGATGGTCTGAGGAACCTTTGCCGCGATCAGTGCCGCATACTCAACCGCTGTCGCTTTGAAGAAGTCGCTATCCGAGTTCTGCAGGTCCGGGTAATCCTTGGCGAGCTGGTTCTCGGTCGCGATCTGGACCGCCTTCGAATTGATGCGGCTCTCGACTTCTTCTTCCCGCATATAGCCGCGCTTGGCCAGCAACTCATCGAGACCCTTCGCGCCTTTTTTCGAGATGATCTCGAGCGGATCTTCCTCGTCCTCGTCCGTTTTCGCGGCCGCCGGCGTTTTGTCCGCGGCCGGCGTCTGCGCTTTCACCTGGTCGTGCCAGTAGCGCGCGGCCTGATCCTTCTCGGCGTTCTCGGCCTTCAACCGATCGATTTCGGTTTGTAGCGCCTTCGCATCGACGACTGGCTCAGCGGCTGCATTTCCCGTTTCGCCGCCAGGCGCTACTGGATCCGCTTCGCCGCCAGCCGCTTCCCGGCGCAATATGTCTCTTCCAAAAAGCATTTAGAGTTTCAGCTCCTGTCCAAACCGCGTGCCCCGGTAGAGATCCGCCCGCTTGCGGCAATAGGTTTCCTTGCAGGTCAAGCACGCGACGGCATAGATGCCATCGACCGGGACGATATACATCCTGGTCGTCGCACCGCCCGTTAAAGCGTTCAAATCGGCGAGCGAGAGTCCGCAGAACTGGCAGCCGCGCGGGATGCCACCCGAGAGCACATGCAGGGCGTGCCCGTGCCAGTCATGGCAGCGCAGGCACATGGCCTGGCCGGTGGAAAGCTTAAAGAGATCGCGGGGCGTGACCTGGCGCGAACACCAGTTGCAGCGCGAAGCGATGACGACGGCGCTCATCGATGACAATGCGGGCAAACCGCCGCCGGCAGCGGCACGCCCGGCCGCCGTTCGACTTCGATGATGTATGAGCCCACGAACTGCTGAAAGAGCTGCGCGTTCGCGAGCGCGCACTTGGCGAGGCGCTCGCGCTGCATCAGATCGACGAAGCCCGGTTCGGCCGCAAGAATTGCCGCCATCTCCGCGTTCTGCTGGAACAGCGTCCAAAGGAGCGCTGGCAGGCTCAGTGGCACGGTTTAGAGCTCCAGCAACTCAGCGAGGACGTGAAGACGATTCACGCCGGCCGCAAGGCGATTGGAAAAGCTCTCCAATTCGGCTCCCAATGGGCTGAGTGCCTGGATTGGCATGTTCTCACCCTTCTGGTCCGGGAATTCGGGGCGGAGTGCGGAATGAGCCTTCACGCCAAGATGTTCGATCGCCGTGTCCAGCATCTCGAGAAGGCGAAATAGTTGCGACATGCCCGTAGCTACCTCGCGCTCGACGGCGACGGGTTTTGCAAGGGGAGCAATCGGCGGTGCAGCCTGTTTTGACTCAATCTGGGCGTCACGACGTGCGCCGTTGTAAACCTTGTTCATGTGTGTCTCCTGATAAAAGCCGAATCCGCCCACTCGCGCAGCCGGTCTTCGCGATCGCGCTGCTCGGTGGTGATTTTGAGCTGCAAGTCTGAGATAGAAGTTTTCAGTTCGGCCACGGCGACGCGCACAATGAGAACGATGTAAAGACCAACCCCGCTGATCACCAGGCCAACGACGCCGAGCGCGAATTGTCCGACCGAAAATACTGGGTTCAATCTACTCTTCCCAAATCCGTTTGCACTTGTGACAGACTTCAATGGCCCTCACGCAGTCGCCATCCGCCAGAGTGCCCGGCTCACGCTCGTGCATCAAATCGCACCACGCCGCGGCAATCTGCGACCACCAATAGGCGAGCCACGTCCGCATGCTTAGCGTCCACATGCTTAGTGCTTAAACTTGTGCTTCGCGGTATCCGCAAAGAACGCCCGCTTGCGCTCGGCCGGATTCTTCGAATGCTCCGCCGCCTTGATCTTCGAATCGGGAACCGGCTGTCCCTGCGGCACGTGCAACTCGGAATGGAGCAAGCCTTTATGCTTTGGATTAAGGTGGATCGGATTGCCGGATTGCCGCGCCTGATGCGACTCGACAATCGCCGGATGCACCGTGACCTTCGACCGAGCCATCTAGCAGGGTGCTCCATCCATGTCGGGGCCACCTGGCGCTAAAGCGGACGAGCTTCGCTCGTCTGCTTCGATCGGCTTGCGCTTCGTGCCTGGGCCAGCGGGAGCCATCTTCATCGGAGCCGGTGCCGGACCGCCACGATTGACGCGCTCTTCGTGCGCCGCGCCTTTCTCGAAGCCCGGATGCGCTTTGCCCTTGATGGCCAGGGCGTCGAAGCCCGGATGTGACCTCAGGTTCTTACGTGCCATGGGGTGGTATAGCGTCCTTACTTTCGATGGCGGACTCGGACTCGGCCCATTGTTTCTGGGCATCAGCCAGGCGCTGCTGGTGCGCGGCCAGCTCTTCCGGACTGAGTTTTGCGACTTCCGCGTCCAGTTCTTTGCCGGTGTATGGCTCGGAGTCCTTCCCGCCGCTGATATAGAAGTCGTCGAGTTTCTGCTTCACCTCTTCGGGAGTCGGCAGACGACTGAGATCCGACCAAACGGTCGGTACGTTCATCCCAAGCAGGTGATCGCGCAGCGCTAGCTGCTCTGCATCGTCTTTGCAATGGAAGCCGGCGCCGGACGCCAACGTGACATAGCCTTCCGGTGAGACCGCGACAATCCCATGCTCGTTGACCAAATGGCCGTTGATTTCGATAAACATAACCCTCACTGTTTCCGGTTCATCTCCCCGATCAAAGTCTCGGGAAGCCGTTTCACTGCTCGCAGCGCTGCGACCGCTCCCTGTGCCCGGCGTACTGCATCGAGCTCCAGGCCGCGCTCACAGTTGCCGCGCTCCGCTTCGATCATGTGGTCGATGCGCTTCAGGAAAACGTTAAACGCCTGCGACTCGATCATTTCGCGCAAGTCCCGCACGTCGAATGGGTTGTCGCGCGTCGCGACGGTCAGTTTGCCGGTGAGATCCATAGGTCAGCAGCAGCCCAGGGCACTCTTGAGTTGCTGGTGCTCCTCGATGCTCAGGGCGCCAATATCTTGGGTCCGGATTCGGAGGACACTGTGATCGTCGAGCCCCACGTCGATTACGGTGTCGTCATATCCGAGCGGATTCTTTCGGAACACGATCTTTGCGCCGCCTTCAAGCGCTGCCGTGAGCTGGCATACGGGATTAACCGGCTTTTCGGTTGCCCTTACCAATTCGGGCGGCAATGCATTAAAGGTCGGTCTGTCGCCTCGCCGCTCGGCCGGTACGAGCGACCGCAACTCGGAAACAAAGACATCGCCCCTGTCAGTCAGGATGCTCAGAAGCAGATGGCCATCCTCGGTGGTGGCGAAATGCAGGGTGCTAATCGTTCTCCCTTCCAGCAGCACGACAATTGCCGGCAGAAAATCCGTGCAAACTTCACTGAACGCGCCGGTCGGAGACGCGACCTGCACCGTCGCGTGCGCAGCGTATTGCTGCTGGGTTACTCCCGTTCTGGCGCAGACAGCCCGTTGATGCTGCGTTAGTTCGTCAGTCGATTCCATCTATGCCGCCTCCTTAAGCAGCGTGCCGCCTTTGGCCTTGATGTGCCGGTGAAAATGCCCGCCCTTGCTCGACGCCGCCATCAGCGCCGCGTGCTCTTCGGCCGAAACGTTCGGGTACTCGTAAATCTTGCCCGGCTGCGTGCGATCCCTCGAATTGAGGAACTGTACGTGCAGCTTTTGGGTCGCCGCGTCGTGGCCGACCGAATGCAGATTGCTGGAGCTAACGAGCGTTCGTTTCATGCCGCTGCTTGCCTTTCTTCTGGAGCCGGCTTGGCGCTAAAGCGGTGGCACAGGCCACGCCGTAGCGCGGCGGCCAGGATGTGATAACTGGTGCGCGCTGCCGCGTTATCGCGCAGCAGGCTGTTCACGAGGTAGTGTTCTTCGAGCGGATTCGCCGCGACGATGCGGCCCATCGGCCAGCCCGAGGCCTGCGCCGCCGTCTCGAGATGCTCGAACGTGTTCATGGCTTCTACGCCGCCATCTCCGAGTTCTCCGCGCCCATGTAGGCGACGTTGTCCGCAAAGCGCCGCGCCTGCTCCTCCGAATCGGTAAACCAGATCTGAGCGTGCCCGTCGAGCTTGAAAGTGATGGCCCAGCGGCAGCGCGGCGCCATCGCGCTGAAGCGTGATTGCTTCGCAACCATATCGACGCGAAACACGCGAGGCTTGTCAGCACACTTAGGTTTTGGCCTGCGCCCCATGCGGAACGGAAGCACATCGCGCAGCCAGGTCCAAAGCCGTCTCATTTTCCGCCCCGGTATTCGTTCACCCGCCGCCGAATGGTCTCGCCGCTCTGTTCAAGCACGTTTGCATAGCGATCCGGATCCACCAGGATCAGCAGCGCAAAGATCGGGATAGCAAAGAGCAGATCGATCAGCAGGCAGGTGCGGACGACGAATTCCTTCCAGAGTGTCGTCACAAAGTAGCCTTCCGCTTGAGTTCCACGAGTGCGATCGCCGTCAGTTCGACAAGGCGCTCATTGTGCGGCTCCCACTCTTTGTGCCGGGCAATGAAATCATCCAGTCCCTCGCCTTGAAGGTGCAGCAGTTCGTGAACGAGCGTTACTTCCGGGTCTCTATTCCCAAGCCAGCTCGCAGGCATGGCTTCCGGGTGAGGAATTTGAATCTCCGCTTCTTTGTAATCGCTCAGTTTGCGCGCTTGTCCGCACTTGCCGAACGTGTGGCCCACCACCAGATTGATGTTCCAGTCGCGCAGGCGAAGGCGATCTTGCCAGAAGACAAGGGCTTCGTGGAGATTGACGCTTAGATCGCTCATGCGGCCGCTTTCATGCGTGCAGCCGCGCGCTCCCGACGGCGGCACTCGGTAAGCGAGACCCGTTGGTACTCAGGCTGCCGCCTTCTGCCGAGCTTGTCGGCTACCACCTGGCGGGAATAGGCGAGGGCTTTCTCAAACGAGGGTGCCTCGACCGTAAGTTCGTCGGGCGACAGAGCGCGGCCGTCCGGAGCGTGCTCGGGAGTTACCGGAACGATGACTCGCCAGCTCTCTCCCACCTTTCGGATGACCGGCTTGTCCTCCCGATCAAGCGGCTCGGCCGTGTAGTCTCCCGTTTCGGCCCGGATCGTTAGGCTTTGCGCGCGTGAACGATAGCGGGAGTAAGGAACACCCATGCGCCAACAGATATAAAGCGCTTCGAGCCAAGCGCGAAATCTATCGACGGCGGTCATTATTTTGCTTGTCAATTGGTTCAGCGCTTGTCCTTTCATGCCGCCTGCTTCGGCGCCGCCGGCGGTGCGCCCTTGAACGGTTGCGGATGGATCACCGGCGCTTGGCTACCCGGCAGCGGCACGGCGCCGGGCGGAATCTGCGCCGCGCCCGGCGGCATCATGATGCCCGGCGGAATTTGCGCACCCGGCATGCCCGGATTGATACCCATCGCCGCCGCCTGCTGCACCACGCGATCGGTGATCGCCTGCACCAGCTTCTTTTGTTCGAGCTGATGAACGTGCTCGATGTAATGGGCCTTGAGGCTTTGAATCGCGTCGGTGTCTTGGTACTTGTCTTCGACGGCGAGATTCAGATCCTTCATGTGCCGGATCATGTGGAGCTGGTCGTTGTCCATCGGGTTGACCTGCACGGTCTCGCCCTGCTGGATCATCGACCATTCCTGCTTCGGATTGATCGGCTGGTCGGGATGCGGCGGCTCCGGAACGAGATCCGCGAAGTTCGGGTCGCCCAGCGCGTCATGCGCCTGCTTCGTCACTTGCCACAGCGCCGCCGGATTCTGCACGATCAGCGGATTTTGGAGATCGAGCTGGTAGCGCGCGAGCGAATTCTGCTTGTCCTGCTGCCGGTCCCACATCGAAGTCGCGAGCTGGAGGTGGAAGTCGTAGCGGCCGTTGCGGTCTTCCTGCTTGAGCACCGAGCCGCCCTTCTTTACTTCGAACAGGCCGTTCGCGTCCTCTTCGGTCACGCGGAAGAACGTCTCTTCGTCGCCGAACATAAATTCGAGCAGCCAGAAGTGCTGGAACACGGCGGCGTAATCTTCGCGCAAGGTCGTCGTGTCGAGCGTCATCCGCAAGTTGCCCTGCTGGATGATGGCCATCGTGCCGCCCACCGTTTTCGGCGCGTTCGGTCGATCCTGTGAGCGGCCCATCTGTAAATCCGATATTCCAAAGAGCCGTTCGAGATACGCGATGAGCGCTTGTTCGCGCGCGGCAACGGCGGCGATATCGAACGGGAATGCGATGACCTTGGCATCGCTCGACGGATTGTCCGTGGGAATGGCGACGCCAGGCCGGATCTTGATGACATCGGGAGCCATACCGGTCGCCGGCTTGTAGACCATAACCGGGCTGACGGCATACTGCTGCGCATCGGTCCCAAGGTTGTGATTCACGCGCACTTCATCTTCGATGTCGATGGCTTGCGCCGGCAACCCGTCGCACCAATAGCTGCCGTCCTTCTCGAAGCTCGTTTCGACGAACGGCCGCGGCTGCGGGCTGGCCGGATAAAGCTGGCGCAGATCCTGCACGCCGACGATCAACTTGAGGTCGGGGATGTAGCGCACCACGAGATCCGATTCATACAGCTCGCGCTTCTTGGTGTCGAACTCGTCCGCATCCTGTGCGCCGCGCTTCAGCTTGCGCCATTTGCCGTACCATTCCAACACCTGGAGCGTGGACGGAACCGACTGCGGGTTATCCATGACCACGCCTTCGGCATCGTCCTTTTCGCGCTTGATTTCGTCGCCTTCGTAATCGCGCTGGCTGCGGCGCGAGGCCATGTGCAGAATGGTCGAGAAGTTCTTGCGGATGCCCTGGTAGCGACCTTCGTCCTCGCCGACAAGCAACTCGTTCGGGCTGATGCGGAACTTCCGAATCATCCAGCTGAAGTCGTGCAGCGTTTTCACCTGCTCCGCCGGCACAACGAAATCGTCCGGCTCGAGCACTTCGAAATCCGGTCCCTTGTACCAGACGTGCTCGCTCCAACCCTTCGAAGTCTCGAATTCAAAACTCTTCTGGGTCCACGGCGAGTAGGCCACGGCGCGGCCGTAGATGATCTTGTAGAGCTCGAACTGCAACAGCTCGTTCGTGATCTTCATGTCATTGAAGACCCGCCACGTCATGTAGCGGCCGATCTTGCGATCGTTGCGGTAATCGCTCGGTCCGACCGGCTTCGCTACGATTTCGGCGTCGTCGCCAAAAATCGCGTCGGCGTTCATCGCCCACTTTTGCTTCGCCACCCAGCGGACTACGGGAACCGGAAAATTGCTCGAGAGCTCTTCGCCGGCGTCCGGCAATTCCGTGCGCGCGCGCCAGCGGCGAAAGTATTCGCGCCAGCGGTCGATGCGCTTCTGGTGATCTCCGAGCGCGTGCCGGTAGTCCGAGTACACGCGCTGGCCGAGGCGGCGCAGCTCGGGCTCCGGAAGCTTCAGTTGATAGGTTTGCTGATCGGCCATGGGTTCCGTCAGGCCGCCATCGCCTTCATTCGCTTCCGCGCTATCGGATATTTGAGAAGCGGCCTGCCCGCGCTAGCGGGACACTCGGGCTCGGCAAGCAGTACGCCCTCGGCTGCTCGGTCGCGAGCGCTGCTGGCGAAATATTCATCGACCGGGAACAGATGGTAGGGTTCGAGCTCGTAGAACGTGCGTCCCAGCCTCTGCTCGATTCGATAAACGTCATGGAAGAACGTTCCTCGATCGAGCGAGAGCTTGCGGCAACAGAGTTTCCAGTCCGCTCCCAGCAGGAAGTGAAACTTGAACACTTTGTGCTCATATTCCGACAAGACACGCCGGCTCACGAGACAAAAGTCAGCGGTGTATTCCTCGTCTTTAAGACCCCATACGGCGTTTCGTTTTCGGCCCGGATTCGCTTCGAGCGAAACGCGGCTGATGTACTTCTCTTTCGAAGCGCACTGCCGAAAGCGCGCATAACAGGCGCGAAAGACGGCGCGGAACACGCAGTTGCACGGACTCTCGGCGCCGCCGCGCCCGGGCCGCATCCCCAGACCGAAGCAGTGGGTGCAGCTCTGCTGCGCTAACGCGCTAGCAATCGGCCGCCAGAGATCTTTTTTTGAAAGATCTTTTTTTGAAAGATCTTGTTTACCAGGCGCTTTGTTAACAGGGGCAGTGGGCATTTAAAGCAATCTCAAGCGCTCGCCGCGCTCATCCGTCTTGTCGTGGCGCGTGCGATAGTTGTTAATCGCCGGGCGAGCTTCCGCGCGCAGGTTCTGCTTCTTGCGCCGAGGCATTTCCTGGATGCCCACGCAGCCGAGGCCGAGTGTGATCACTTCGTCGTCATGGCAGCCATAGCGATGTTCCGCTCGCCCGTTCGCCTTAATTGCGAATGTCATGAGCTCCGAGACCGTGTTCGGGTGATGCACCAGGACGGCCTGGGTGCGCAGCGCTTCATCGAGCAGCGAAATCATCTGGGGGCGCGTGACCACCGTGGTCTTGAAGCCGATGAGGTCCGCGCGCTCGGCCGGGTCCTGATCGGGCGTCCGGATACGGTGATAGATGGCACTCGGCGGGTACCCGTGCCGCAGCAGCGCGTCGATGGCCGCGAGGCCCGGCCCGTTCGCCTCGGGAACGATGCCGGCCCAGTAGTAATAAATCCCGAGCAGGTAGAGCTGCCAGCCGAACTCCGCGGGGGTGAAGCGGGCGCGCAGATGGGCCACCTGTTCGCCAGTGTCCCGGTCGTAAACGTGCGCGACCGCGTAGTCGGGATCGCTCTTGCCCCCGCCCTCATTCACATCGATCCCTTCGGCGGCATCGGCCGGGATGATGTACTCGCGATGCTCCTGCGGCTTGCGGTAGAGCGTCAGCTCTCCCTTTTCCCTTGGAGTAAAGACGAGCTTCTTTTGCCCGCTCAATTCGATCATTTCGAGCGCGCCTTCGATAGCATCGCGAATCACCGGCATGCGGGCGATCGCTTTGTGCGAGAAGCGTGGCCGGCCGGAGGACAGGAACGCTTCCTCAGGGTTCGACGGATACTCCTGGGCGAATAGCTCTTCGTCGCCGTTGAGATCGGTCGCGATCTTGCGGCGCCGCCAGGCCAACTGCTCCAGGCTGAGGTTGTAGCGGCCCATCATTTCGCGCTCGGTCTCACTCAACGAACGCTGGAATGCCGCACAATTATCGAGGGCCGCGCGGTATTCCGGGTGTTCCCACCACGCGAAGAAGAAGGGTACCCACTCGCTCTCGCCGGCAACGGCCAATTGCCACATGATGTGGAACTCGTTGCCGATGCCGTTGGCGGTCGATTCGATGATTGCCTCGGTGTCCAGGTCATCGGCGAGCGCGCTCATCACCGCCGCCATCAGCTGCCGCGCGTGATCGGGGTAGAAGGCGAACTCGGAGAAGTGCACTCGCCGGAGCGGACCGCCGCGGCCGATGTTGACGTTGCCCGCGCTGTGAATGTCGATGCGCGAGCCGTTCGCGTACTCTAAGAGATCGTTGCGATCACTGACCAGCTTCGGGAGCCCGATCACCCCGGCGAACGGCTTGTACGTGTCCTGAAATCGGAGATAGTACTCGAAGACCTTGGCCGCGGCCTTGTGATCGTGCGCGAGCACGAGCGTCCGCTGGCCAGCTGTATGGACGGTGTCGCGCCAGAAGCGGGACGCAACGTAATTCGAGAACCAGACCTGGCGCGCTTTCAGCGCAATGACTCGCTTGCGCTTGCGCTCCCGTTCGAGCTTCTTGATGAGCGCCGCGGCTTTCAACTGAGCCGGCCCGTAGATCATCGGAACGAGCTTGCCAAGCTTGTTCTGTACCGTCAGCGACTCGCGCGCAAACGTCTCGTCGTCGTGAAAGCCTTCGTAGATCGTGTCCAGCTCTTGCGGGTTCATACGTGCTGGAATGGAGGGCGATGATGTACTACGTGAGTGTCGCGGACGAACAAACCGGCGAGTTTCTGGGCGGCGTGCTGGTCAATGCGCTGAACGAAGACGAGGCCGGCGCGCTTGCCTTGAGTAAGGTCAAGGTTCAGCATGCGGGCGACGTCTCTTTGGCCGGCTGCCTCGTCCCGGTTGGCGCCAGCTTTCCGGCGGATGCGATAGGGCGGCTGGTGCCGAGAGAAGAGCTTTTGCGGCGGTTCGGCTCGCTCGAACACTTCGTCGAAGGCGACGGCGTTCTTGAGCATGTCGAGACGATCCCGACGCAATTTCCCTGATTTGGGCCTGTTTTCGCCAAATCGCCCGTTTTTCCGAGAGCTAGCACGCGCTGTAACGCATCGCGCGAAGCCGCCTGATGGTTTGCTATGGCGACAAACTCGCACTCTTGCGTCTCGACAATGTTTATCCGATTCGGGCCGAAACTACGCACAAGCCAACCGTTCAGGTCCTTCTCAAATGACCTGCGCTCGTTTTTCTCCCAGCAATGCCAGCCACAAATCCAGCCATCGCTATCGAGAAGAAGAACGAATTTGTCCTCAGGTGTGCTGACAACGAGCGCCGTCACGTCACGCATTACGGCGCCTTCTTGGAACTAGCATTCGCTGCCGGTCGGCACGGCGGACGCGGCCCACAATTGCTCTCGAAGCCGAAGCCGCTTCCCGCCTTTAGGGCCGTTAGGCGGTTCAGCGGCGGCGACGTACAAATACGCCAGCCAGCAGAGATCGACAGCGGGACGGTCCCAGGACCAGAGTCCGATATCCAGCCAGAGGAATACCTGCACCCACAGCCGAATGAACATCCAGAAGTCCATCTGTGGTGCCTGCAAAAGCAACGTCTCGCCCGACCGTCGCCGCCTGGGAATGCCGGGACAGTACGCCTCGAAGAACATCAAGGTCGCGATCACGAGGATCAGTAAAAGACCGATCCAGTGCAGCGGACCCGGACGCTCACGCTCCCAACAGATCGCGCCACAAACCAGGTACGCCGTGGCTAGGGCTTTCAGAGCGAGAGGCTTCTCGACCGAGAGCCAATCGTAGAGCCACTGCAGGGCGCGCGCCGTGAGGCTCAAAAGCGTCTCGTCCCAGCCGATAAGGAACCTCACGCCGCCTTCTCCTCGTTCTCTCTGCCGCCAGGCGAGCTGCGCTCGTCCGGTTTACCGCCAGGCGAGCGAAGCTCGTCCGCTTTAGCGCCATCGATCACTTCCAGCCGCGCGCGCATCTTGCGCTTTGCCGCGTGCAGCGTGTAATGCGCCCACGCGCCCGACCGCTTTTGCGACCGGCCGATCTCGCGCAGGCTCTGATCGGCCAGATGACCGTCGAGCACGCGACCTTCGACCCTGTTCAGCTCGCCGCGCGCCTTCACCGCCGTGATCGAAACCACCACGCTCTCTTCGCGCTCGATCAGATCGGTTTCGACGGAGCGCTCATCGATGAGCTGCTTCGGAATCAGATCGTCCGCATGCTTCGCGCTGCCACCGTCGGCTAGCCCCATCCACGAGTCCGGCAGGTGCTCCATCAGCCGCGGATAGTTCTTGCCGCGATAGGCATCGATGATCGCCCCGCGGATGCGGATCATGGCCCACACCGCAAAGCTTGCGTGCCGCTCCGGATCGAAGCGCGAGGCGGCCTCGACGAGGCCCAGATTGCCGGCCGCGCAGATTTCGTCCATGTCGATCCAGTAGGGGAGTTTGCGCGCCACGCGCGCCGCGACCTTCGCGACCAGGTCGAGATGCGCGAGCACCAGGGCGTCAGCTTCGGGGGTCAATGTCGAGTTACCAACCAGATGAATGCCCAGAAAGCCAATACCAGGCCAATGCCGGTGACTAGTGCCCACTCGTCTTTCGTCAGATGATTCAAGCTACTCTCCCGCGCCGCGCGGCAGCTTAGAAGGGCTCGCTGGCGTGTTGGTTCATTCGGAGCCCGATTTGGCTGTAGAAGCAGTAGCGTGTTCCGCTGGTCAATCCGGTAAACGCACTGCCCCCGCCAGTCCTCGATCACCCATTCCCCATTCCGCTGTTCAAGAAAAAATGGCTGGCGACTGCTCTTCGCGTTCGAGATCACGAAGCGCTCGAAAAGGGTCGAGACTTCCACTGGCGCCGGCACGCCGGTCACGAGCGCAGCCTCCGCCGGAACGATTTGCCGCCGCGCATAAAAACCCGCCAGCGCGAACCATCAAAAAGCGTAACGACAACACTTCGGCCCCGACGAGCGAACTCTAAGTCCCCTACCGACGACGGCAGCCGCATGCCACGCTTCCGGCGCCGCAATTCGGCTTTGGTGCGAAGGTAGCTCATCCCGTGAGCTTGTTCGGCGAGCTGGTGGAGCGAAAGACCGGGAACGAAGTAGGTAACTACGTGTTCCCAACGGAACGCGCGAACCGGCGCCAGGCGCGCGCCCCTCACTGCCGATCTGCCCTTTCATCGGGTGACGGCGTGCCAAAGCGCGTCAGAGCCAAGCCGGGCTCTTCGAACCAAGAGCCGGATTCAGAGCAGCTTGTGCAGTCGTGAGTCAACAGATGGCGGCCGTTATACGGAACACGCTCTAGCGGCGATCCGCACTCGGCGCAGCAGGGCGGCAGCGCCAGCCGCGCGATCGGACCAGGCCGCGCAGCTTCGGGAGCGACCTTTGCGCGGAGCAGTTTTTGACCGGCGACGACGCTGTCAATTCTCATCGCCATGTACGATTCGAGGTCGACGGCGCTAAGGAGTTCCGTCGTTGAAAACCGTACGCTCAGACACAGCTTCGCCTCCACGTCGGACAACTTGAAAAACGTTGCCGTCAGCGTGACGGTGTTGCGGATAGTGTCCTCGTAGGCCATTGTGTCGAGCACTACCACCGAGGGAACCTGTCTCAGCGCTTCCGCCAG